TAAGTCATTGTCTATAGCAGAAGCAGTTACAAGTTCTTCAGTTATTAGAAGTCCTATTCTGTAAGAGGGTGTGTTTAGATATTGATCTAATATTACTGTTGAGTCAGAAACGTTGACAAAAAATCCTCTAATAAAGTAAATACCATCTGCAATCTTTGCTGCAGCACCTGTAGCAGTTGCATTTGATATAAGTGTTGTTGCAAAACTAGCACCAGCTCTTATACTGGAGAGAGAATAGTTCATATCCTCTTCTAGTAAAAGATTTTCTCCGTCTGCAAAAGTTTTTCTTGAGAAATCAGTATCACTAGAACTGTTGTATTTGATGTAAAGAGTATACGCTCCTCTAGTTGATTCTCTGTTTGTAATATAAGTTTCTACCTTAGCAGTAACGCCACTAGTTTCACCTTTAATTTTTTTGTTCTTTAAATTTTCTAAGTAAATTGAAACTGGAATGCCTAGATGAGTATCATCAATTTGAACACAAGTGTATTCGTTGTCATATGCTATTTGGCCAGGTATTACAACAGAACCTTCTTTAAAAAAGTGTTTACCAAACTTTTCAACCTGATTCTGTAGAATAGATTGCAGTGTAGTAAGTTCCCTAGACTGTACAGGTAAGCCTGGTTTGAATAGTACCCTTTGATAATTTTTTAGTTCTTCAAAATCATCAAAGTATGGAGATGAATTTAAGTTGGTATTTTGTGGCATTTGCTTTTAAAACTCCAGCACTATTTTAATGTCTTCCTTCTGACTAGCAGATCTTGGGATTGCAGCTCGATTATCAATATAGATTATTTCACCTGATTTAGTGTTAAACTCGGCAGATGAAATACCAGCACTAAAACTCATACCTAATTGATAGGTCTTATTATTTATTGAGGTACTGACACCGTTATATGCAGTGTCAATGGATAACATAGAACCAGTTACAGATGATCCATTGATGGTCAATCCATATCCAGCATCAGGATTAGAAGTAAATGGAATTATCTTATATCCAGTTTCACTAGAGGCAAGACCCATTGGTTGATAATACTTCAATACTCCAGTAACGTTATCCCATGATGCAACAAATCCAATTGCAGTAGAACCAACACCAACTGTCTGAGTTATTTCAGAGTCAACAGCATATGTTGTTGCTGTTGTTACACCAGCAAGTTTGATTGCCTTCAGACCACTGACCATCGCAGTGTCTAGTAATTCTGTACTACTACCAAACACAGTGGGATTTTTTATTAATCCAACCCTAGCAAAATCATTACCTTCAATGATATCTGGGTTAGTTTCTAATGTTTCAAATCTAGAATATAATAATGCTCTATATGCACCTAACTCTCTGTAGATGTCATAT